AGCGTTGAGCAGGAGAGACATAAGAAATCCTGCTAGGTTCTTTAATGGTGGACCGCACGACATAATAGCACAGAGTGGCGGGATTGCGGACGGTAACTTCTCCAGTCACAGAGAGGCATCTGCAAACACCAGAGAGAGTCGTAGAGACCCCAGCAACGAGACGAACAAGACAATCGACAAATTTGGTCTTGGAGCCAGGCTGGGCGAGGCCTCGAGGACTTTTAAAAAGGACAGGGATCTGTATTTCAAGAATGTTGAAATGACATCCGTACCAGGACTTAATGCAAAGAGAAGACTCACGAGTGTGACAAACATAAGGATGGAGTTGGTGGAACCGTCTGGCATTACGCTGTTGGAGAAAATCAAAGCGGCCGCATTCAACAACGGCTTCTTGGACCACCTTGACGCACCTTACATGCTGACCATTGAATTCCGAGGTTTCGATGAAGACGGTAAGCCTGTCAAAGAGAACACAGAATTTATAAAGAGAGTGATTCCTATTAAACTTATCAATATGGACATAGACGTCAACCAAGGCGGGTCTTACTATAACATACAGGCAATTCCCTACAACGAGTTTGCCTTGACAAACCAGTTCATGTATCCAAGGACAAGTGGCACACTAAAATCAACAAATAGAACATTCAAAGATGCTGTGCAGGATCTACAAAATACTTTGAATGATCAAAACAAACAAGAAACGCTTGGCGGATTCAATCAGTATCCTGACCAGTATGACATATCAATAAGCAAGGATCTAGATCCAGATCAAGCACTTTCCTATGAAACGCTAGGGCAGGTCGGCATGACACAGAAAACAGTCAACCAGGTGCCAGGCGAGGAAGAATTTACGATGGAGATGATCAAATTCAATTCTTCAACAGCAATTCTGATGCTTTTGGAGAACTTGATGAAGACACATCCTGGGTACAGTGCCAAAAGTTTTGACGAATGGAGCAATAAGGTGACCAAGCGTGGCACAGCGGGTTTCAATCCAAACGAGGGACTATCAACTTATTTCAAATATTTTAGGATTAGAACAAGCATAGAACCCACTGCACAGTTCGACGAGATCAGGCAGACCAACGCTAAAATTGTAAGAATTGTTGTTGAGCCATATTACATCAGTGCGTACAATCTAGGAACTGCTGGTGTTCATCAAGGCAAGAACTTTCAGTCATATGTGGCCAAGGCGTACAACTACATCTTTACAGGTGACAATGTTGATATCCTGAACTTAGATATAAATTACAAGGTCGCATATTTTCAATCTAGACTTAAGGACCTAGAAGCGGCAGACAGTAGGACGCTTTCAAACACAAAGGATACTGTAGAGATTGACTCCAACGCTCCAACAAATAGAGACAAAGACATGGGTGGTTTGTTGCCACTCAAAAGTGAGGCCAGTGGGTTCAAAACTACACCCGCAAACAGGACAGGACAGGTTGATTCCAGGTTAGATCAATTCTTTGATGCCATAACAAATCCTACCGCTGATATGGTGGTCCTAAGGATGGAGATTCTTGGAGATCCTGCATGGTTAGGACAAAGTCAATTTATACCAGCAACACCGCAGAATTTTAATGGAAGTTCGACCGACAACAACATTGATTTCTTTAGGGGCGGAGTGAAGGACAACATCTGGAACCCCAAACTGAAATGCTTCAATTATGATGTAGCGGAACCTATAACAAACTTGACTTTCAAGACACCACAAGATTTCAATGACCAAACAGGTGTGTATGACCTGACGTCAGAACCCACAGGAGTTTTCTCGGGTCTTTACAAGGTCACACAGGTTGACCATAATTTCACAGATGGGAAATTTACACAGACACTAACAATGATTAGGTTCAACAATCAAGAAAAACCAGCAACACCAACTAGTAATGAAAAAATTCTCAAAAAAGATGGCGTAATAACTAATGTGAAAAATCCAGTACAGTTAGCACGTGACAATGAAAACATTTGGAAAATAAGAGAAAATGACGGGATGGCATAATGTCAGGATATGATTATTTAAAAGGACACGCTTCAACATCAAAAGCACCAGGCGAGGATAAGTCATGGGCACAAGGACAACCGGGTCCATATATCGGTGTGGTGAAGAACAACGTGGATCCCCTGAGGATGGGAAGACTGCAGGTCAACATTCCTAACCTTAGTAAAACAGCAGATCCAATCAGCAGTAACTTAATCACATGCGAATATCTTTCACCGTTCTATGGCGCCAAGGACGTGAAGTATTCCATACCTGGATCCACAGATTACAAGGACGGCCAACACAGTTATGGATTCTGGGCAGTGCCACCTGACATAGGAACGAGGGTTCTCGTGATATTTGCGGAAGGCAAGATGGATCAGGCATTCTGGATAGGTTGTGTGCAGGATCCGGTCACGAACCACATGGTGCCAGGCATAGCGGCCAGCGAGAAAACACACGACAGCCTAGACGGCACGTTCACAGGAGCAGACGCAGGTTTCCAACAAGACAAACAATCCAAATATGGAACTAAGACGGTTCCAGCGGGAGAACTCAATAGGCAAAATCCTGCTTCAAATCCTGCATTAAATTATGAAAGTTTCAATAAGCCAATACACCCATTGGCAGAAGTGCTTGTAAATCAAGGATTGTCAGCAGACGATATCAGAGGTACCACAACAAGTTCTGCCCGAAGGGAAACTCCAAGCAGTGTGTTTGGAATCAGCACCCCTGGTCCAAAAGATACAGCCAGCAGGAAACAATTTGTAGGTACTAAGGACTTTAGGAAACAGGATTATATTACAAGGAAAATAGGTCACACTTTCGTTATGGATGACGGTGACGTTGACGGCAACAACCAACTGACCAGATTGAGGACAGCATCAGGACATCAACTTTTGATGCATGACACCGAAGGTGTGGTTTACTTGGCCAACGGATCTGGAAAAGCATTCATAGAGATGGACAAGAATGGAAAGATAAGCATCTATTCTGACAAAGGCATAGACATAAGGGCCGAAGGTGATTTCAATCTACACGCAGACGATAACATAAACTTTCACGCAGGGGGAAAGATCAGATTCAACGCGGAAGAGGACCTAGCATTGAGTGCCGAGGGTTACGTCTACTCGATGGGAGAAAAAGGTGTTCTCACTTCAGCACAGAAAGGGAGTGTAAGGCACTACGCCAGGGACGGTATAACTTCCTTCACCGACGGTCCACAACTGCATGGAGCATCAGGCAGGATAGACCTCGCTGGTTCACAAGTACACTTCAATTCAGTCAGTGCTAAGACCACTTGGGGACCTACTTGGTTGAAACCAGACAGCAACAAGGTGGGAATCAAGATCACCGAAAACGGGACTCTTGACATAGATGCACAGGAACCGTTGAGAAATGGACAGGCAAACAGGATCAAAGGCAAGACAACAATAGATAAAGAAAGTTTCGTCACACACGAACCATTTACGAGGCCTGCGGGAGGAAGGGAGCGAGACGACATCGCGTAAATATAGCATATGGCATATGGAGATTCAGGATCAGGAGATTTATCAAACAAGACAGTGACATTCAAGGGTTTCAGTTCACGTGCGGATAAAAAGAACTTCAAATTGTATGATTTTGAGGTCGCCAAACAGGACCTCATCAACAGGCTTTCTGTGCGTAAAGGTGAAAGGGTAGAGAACCCAGAATTTGGCACAATCATATATGATGCGATATTTGAACCATTCACGGAAGCACTCAAAGACGCCATAGTGGATGATGTCACTGCCAATCTCAACGCAGATCCAAGGATTGCCACGGAGGAGATATTGGTCACTGAAGCAGATAAAGGTATAGCAATACAGGCCACTATCAAATATGTGCCATTGAATATCACGGAGAAACTGAGGTTCAACTTCGATGAGAATTCGTTGTTACGCCTATCTTAATATACGCACTTAATTTAATATATAAATATCCATACAAACAGTATGGCCACAACAGATAGACAGAACAGATTACTTGTAGCGGAAGATTGGAGGAAGATCTACCAGGCTTTCCAACAGGCCGATTTCAAATCATATGACTTCGAGACACTACGTAGGACCATGGTGGCCTACCTACAAGAGAACTACCCAGACGATTTCAATGATTTCGTGGAGAGTTCTGAATACGTTGCACTCATAGATCTTATCGCCTACATCGCACAGGCGCTTTCGTTCAGGGTGGATCTGAACGCAAGGGAGAACTTCTTGGAGACTGCAGAGAGAAGGAATTCGGTATTAAGGCTTGCGAGGTTGATCAACTACAACGCCAAGAGGAACCTTCCAGCCACTGGCATGTTGAAGATAGATTCGGTCTCCACAACACAAGATGTGCAGGACAGCACAGGAACAAATTTAGCAAACGCAAACATCATCTGGAATGACTCGGCAAACGCAAACTACAGGGAACAATTCACAGCGATATTGAACGCCGCAAATCAGACAGGACAACTTTTTGGAAATCCTAGAGAATCAGGAACAATTGGAGGGATCGACACAGAAGTTTACACTTTAAGTTCCAACCAGTTGGATCTACCTGTGTTCAAGTTTCAAAAGTCTGTGGGCGGTATTTCGAGATCATTCGAGATAGTTCCAAGCACAATAAATGAATCGGATTCGATCTATGAATCTGCTCCTGTACCAGGTACAGGTTTAACATACACATACCGATCAGATGGCTCTGGAGACAGCTCAAACAACACAGGATTTTTCTTCTTGTTCAAACAAGGAACCTTACAGCAATCAGACTTCACAGTGGATACATCGGTGACGAATTTTGTCAAACAACTAGATGAGCCAAATGTAAACAACACAGATGTCTGGTTATACAAGTTAGACCAATTCGGACAACTTGCGGAATCATGGACCAAGGTACCATCGCTGTCAGGTAACAACGCGATATACAACTCGCTATCAAAGACAGAAAGGAACATCTTCAATGTGGTGACCAAGAACAACGATGCAATAGATCTTGTGTTTGGTGATGGAAACTTTGCAAACATACCTTTGGGCAATTTTAGGACCTACTACAGGGTAAGTGACAATGCCAAGTATGCGATACAGTCTTCGGACATGCAGGGCATACAGTTGACTGTGCCTTACACAGATGCCAATGGTGCACAGCAGTCATTGACAATGAGTCTAAGCCTCAAAGCAAGTGTGTACAATTCAGCGGCAACGGAATCAAACGATTCTATAAAGGAAAAAGCCTCGCAGGTCTACTATTCACAGAACAGGATGATCACGGCAGAAGACTACCAGGTGGTGCCTTTGAGTGCATCGCAGGAGATAGTCAAAGTGAGATCAGTCAATAGGTCAGCATCAGGTATATCAAGGGCCAAAGAGATCTTGGATCCAACAGGTGCCTACTCTAATGTGAGCGTGTTCGCGGAGGACGGCATACTCTACAGGGAAGAGTCAGTACAGCAATTCACTTTCACCTTCAACAACCGGAGCGATATACAGTCAACCGTTGACACATCAGTTGAGGCCAAACTGAAACAAGCCTATGCTAGGCAGTTCTACTACCTGAAATATGGAACCAAGGATGTGAGCACACTTTCGGCGACATGGAACTCCACAACCACATCAACCAACACCAACACAGGATATTTCACTTCTGGTGGCGCATTGGTGATTGGTGACTTTGCAACTTCAAACATGAAGTTCGCAAAACCAGGAGCGTTGGTTAAATTTACATCACCAGACACTAGAAAATTTTTAAATGGCACATTAGTGACTGCGGGAACGGACAATGCGGAAGACAGGGCATGGGCCAAGATAGGTGCAGTGGTACTTGATGGAGCAAATGGCGGTACTGGAAATCTCGAGTCTGGGGTAGGTCCTGTGACACTTGCTGACATAATACCACAAGGTTCTGTGGTAAATGCAATCATTCCAAACTTCACTACTTCTTTCTCCGCCACATTGGAGGCAGACCTATTGGAGAGGATAGAAGCATATGAGGAATTTGGCCTTAGGTATGACGTTGATTCAGAGACGTGGAAGGTTATAACGTCAACCAACCTAAGCACCAGTTCGGTGTTTGATCTTTCAAGCGCAGGTTCAACAGCGGGCACCAACGCAGACGCCAGTTGGTGGTTCAAATTTACGAATGACGGGAACACATACACAGTGCAATACAGGAAATTGGACTACATATTCGAATCTGAATCCCAGAACAAGTTCCACTACGATGTGGAAGAAAGAATTTACGATTACACAACGGGCAGGAGTGTCAAAGACACTGTAAAAATACTTAAGACCAACAGCATCGTGTCGTCAGGCAACAGTGTTGGATATCCTATCACATGGCAGGTTGTAGATGTTGTTACAGAAGCGGATGGTTTCCAGGACAACAGGAAGGTCAAGGTGGGATTCTTTGATGCCGACGACGATGGCATCGTAGACAATCCTGAACTGTTTGACATCTACGTTGAACCCACACTATCTGAATCAACAAAATTCGTGTTCTTTGAAAAATACACATCCTACGATAATATCGAACGATTCAGACCATACGCGGCAAGCAATTTCGTGGTTGCACAAAATGAGTCAGACATAAATCTTAACACCACCACTTACACAGATGGACAATTATTTTATTTCTATGACAGTTCCGAGGACGTGGTAAAGAGTTACAGTTCAACAACCAACACCTTAAGCACAACCACGGACTACAGGGCAAGGAGAGGCAGGAGTTCAATCAGTTTCCAATACAAGCATCACGCAGGTCAGGAGACCAGGATTGATCCAAGCGTATCAAATATAGTTGACGTGTACATGTTAGAGAGGACTTACGATAACCTATTTAGGATTTGGTTGCAAGATGGAGGAAGTAAACCAACAGTGTCAACACCAGACCAGTTGAGGATATCATACTCGGGCACACTTAATCCTCTCAAATCATTGTCAGATCAGATCATATACCATCCTGTGAAATACAAGATACTCTTTGGATCAAATGCCGAAGAAGAATTACAGGCAACCTTCAAGGTTGTCAAGAATCCAAAGACCAATGTTTCAGATGCAGTCATAAAGACCAGAGTCATTTCTGCCATCAATGAATTTTTTGCTTTGGATAATTGGGACTTCGGAGATACTTTTTACTTTACAGAATTAGCCGCATACATTCATAATGAACTAGCACCAGACATACTGACTGCTGTGATAGTTCCAAATCAATCGGGACAGAGTTTTGGGTCTCTGTTTCAGATAGATTCAGCGGCAGACGAGATTTTCATCAGTGGGGCCACCGTTGATGATGTGTCAATAATCACAGCGTTGGGAGCCAACCAATTGGCGGCCTCGGGCACTGTGGTCACATCAACATCAACTGCCACGACAAACACCACAACAGGATCAGCAGTGTCAGGCTCTACTACATCAGGTTCGGGATCATCATCGGGCAGTAGTGGGGCAGGATACTAATGGCAGACAATCCAACAAACGCTTTAGCCAATAACGAAGTTGTAAAGCAAGGCAATAACGAATACAGAAGGACTGTACAGCACTTACCTGCTTTCTACAGGACTGACGCCAACCAGCGGTTCCTGGCCAGCACCATGGATCCCTTGGTACAGAAAGGCGCACTGGAAAGGCTGGACGGTTACATCGGAAGACAGGACGCCTACACTAGGAAAGTCAGTGACAGATATATTACTGCCACTAGTAGAGACAGATTCGCATATCAGTTGGAACCTGCTGTGACCTACACGGACAGAGACACTACCTCAGTTAATCCAGAGGACCAGGTCAAGTTCACAGGTACCTATGACGACTACATCAACCAGATCAAGTACCTAGGTGGTAAGGTCAACAACCATGATAGGTTAAACAAGGAAACTGTATACAGTTGGAATCCTGCGATAGATTATGACAAATTGGTCAACTACAGGGAGTACTACTGGATACCAGACGGTCCCGGTGCGATTGAGATAGATTCAGTCGGACCTAACGCAGTCGCGGAGTACAGTGTCACTAATAACAGTCAGGCGGCATACGAGTTCACTCACAGGGAGAATGAGAACAATCCCATACTGACACTCTATAGGGGTAACACCTACAAGTTCAATGTCAGCGCAAAAGGACATCCTTTCTGGATAATGACGGAGCCATACAAGAGCAAGGTTTCCGCTGATGGATCAACTTCAACAATATTTGACACAGGTGTAACCAACAACGGTGCGGATTACGGAACGGTGACGTTCACAGTGCCAACGTCTGGAGCACCAGACACTTTATATTATCAGTGTGGCAACCATGATGCCATGTACGGCATTCTTCAGATAAGAGACATCACAAGCACGACTGCGATCAATGTGGAGGATGATATCATTGGTGCTAAGAACTACAGCCTACGGACCTTGGATCTATCCAATGGGATGAAAGTTAAGTTCACGAATTCTTTGGTGTCAACGGCATACCAGAACAAAGAATATTACGTTGAAGGTGTTGGAGACGCTATAACGTTGACCGACGTGGAGGATTTGATTACTCCAGGCAGTTACGCAACTGAAACGACGATACAATACGATTCAGTTGGCTACGACTCAAGACCATATGCGAAGGCGTTCTATACACCTGAATCCAAGGATTACATTACAATCAAACGTGACTCACAAGATCAAAACGCCTGGTCGAGGTACAACAGGTGGTTCCATAGATCTATTATAGAGGAGACTGCAAGGATCGGCGGTTACACCCCTGTGCTTGATGAGGACGACAGGGCCAAGAGACCAATCATAGAATTTGATTCTGGTTTGGCATTATACAATCACGGAACGGTAGCAAAGAGATCAGTGACACTCTATGATACAGTGACGACTGATGCCTTCAGTGATGTGGTCAAGCAGACGGGATATATCATAGATGGCATAGCACTAGAGAATGGAATGAGGGTGGTGTTCGCCGCAGACACTGATTCAACAGTCAAGAACAAGATATACGAAGTCAACTTCGTCACAGCGGGAGATTCAACACAAGTCATAAACTTGACAGAGGCATCAGACGCCGTACCAACAGCGAATGATTCTATATTCATAGAATTTGGTACAGCAAATCAAGGAAAAACTTTCTACTATGACGCAACAACAGAGACATTCGAAGAAGCTCAACAGAAAACTAAAGTTAACCAACAACCTCTGTTTGGTATGTGGGACAACGATCACGTTTCATTCG